TGCAACGCCGAGAAACGCGGCAACCTGCGCCCCAAGATTCAGTTCTACCAGAAACGCCGCGCCATGTTCAAAGACGAGGAAGCCCTGTTACGCGGCGGCCTCAACCTGCAGCGCAGCGCCTACGAGATCACCTCCGATTGGAAGGAAGAACGCGCCCGCTTCCTCACCGTGGACCGGCAGGAAGAGGATCTGTTCTGGGTCACCATTCGCGCCTGGTCCACCGAAAAAAGCCGGCGCTTGTTCTTCGGCAAGATTTACGGCTTCGGCGCGATCGAGCGGTTGCGCGAGGAATGGAAGGTCGCCCCCAACCGCGTGCTGATTGATTCCCGGTACCAGCCCAAAGGCGACAACGGCGTGTACGCCGCCTGCGTCAGATACGGCTGGGTGGCCGTGCAAGGCGCCAAGGAATATGTCTTCATCCATCGCCTTCGCAACAAACGCAGCGTCCGCCGCAGTTACTCCGAAGTGACCTGGTGCGATCCCCAAAGCGGCACCGTCGCCGGCGGCCGCCGGCGTTGTCCGATGATCCGGTTCAGCAAAGGTCAGATGAACGCGATCGTGCAGCAGTTGATTGACTCCGGCGCATGGGAAGAACCGCTCACGGGCGACGCCGATCTGGAGAAGGAATACAACGCCCAGATGGCCGCCCGCGTGAAACTCACCGAGTTCGACCGCAAGACCAATGAAGTCCGCGTTTACTGGAAGGAAGGCCACAACGACCACGCCCGCGACCTTGCCAACCATCAAGCGCTTGCCGCCATCCTGGCGGATCTCCTGCCCGACCCCGTCGCCGAACAACTGAGCAAGTCCGAAAAGAAAGAACCCACGACATGAACGCCACCGACGAAAAACCCACCACCCTTGCCGATCTGGAAAAACTCTCCGCCGAATACGACGGCGAATGCAACCGGCTTGAAGACATGGTCGCCGCGCTCGAGGCGGACATGGAGCTGGTCCGCCGGCAACACATCGCCGGCCTGAAACGCCAGGCGGCCGTTGTCGCCAATCGCGAGGCCCTGCTCAACAGCGCGATCGAGCGCGCCCCGCATCTGTTTGTGAAGCCAAAAACCTTCACGATCAATGGCGTCAAGCAAGGCTTCCAGTACTCGCCCGGCAGCGTGGTCTGGGACGACGACGCGCAAGTCGTGGCCGCGATCCGCGAGAAACGTTCCAAGGAATTCAAGACCCTCGTGGACGTGAAAGAGACCCCGCGCAAAGCCGCGCTGAAATCGTTGCCGGCGGCGGAGCTGGCAGAGATCGGCTGCCGCATCGAGGGCGAGGGCGACCAGGTGATTCTCAAACGCGTCGCCGGCGACGTCGAAAAGATGATCGGCAAAGTCATCGAGAAACTCGTCGCCGCCATGTCGAGCGACAAGTAAGTCAGGCGCGCATGACTTCATCATTCATCATTCACCATTCATCCTTCGCGTGATAACGCACTGCGATCCCTCCGAACTGCCCGAGGCCTCCGCCACCGACAAACCGGTGGATCACATGCTCGAAGCGTTTTGTCCCAAGTGCGCGGTTGTGGTGGACGCCTGCTGCCCGAAGTGCCACAGCCATCTCGAACCCGCCGGCGTCAGCACCGACGGCGCGGCGCAGTCCAAACTCTCGCGCACAGAATACTACCGCCGTTTTATTCTGCTGCTGCAGGGCGCGCGGAACACCAAGTTTCTGCTCGGCTGCTATCTCATCGCCACTGGCGACGCCTTTGCCGATGGCGTCTCCATGGAAAGCTACGCCAAGACCTGGTCCGTGAAGCGCGCCACCGTCAGCAAGCAATGCGTCTATATCTGCAATTACCTCGGCATCCCGCCGAGCCGCTACATGCGCCGCGCTGAGACCAAGGAGAGTTACCGTCAATCCAACACCCGACCCAAAAAAGTGCCATGAAAGAAAACCGCAGCGTCCACGTGCTACATAAACTCAATACCGCGCCCGGTAAGTCCAATCGTCTCGCCGTCGGCAAAACCTTTCAGTTCCCCAAAAGCCGCGACCGCTACACCGTTCAAGAAAACGGCGCAGTCGTAAATGCTGATCCCAAGCCATACCGCAACAAAGCTGAGCGGAAAAAGTACAAGCAGCTCCGTCGGCAACGCCGGCTCGAAAACGAATCTTGCTCGTCATGAACGAAACCGATCTTCAGCTCGAACTGAAATCCAAGGGCGCCAAGTTCACGCCCCTGGAACTCTCGCTGCCGGAAAACATGGCCCTGGAAGATTGGGCGGCTGTCGGTCGCCAGCTCACCCGGGCCGATGCCGTCATGAAATGGTGGCTCGGCGATTGGGCCGCCTTCGGCCTCCGCAAATACGGCCAGCTCAAAGAATTCGCCGCCGCCAACAACCTCAACTACGGCAGCCTCCGCGATGCCGCCTGGGTCAGCCAGGCCATCCCAATGTCGCGGCGCCGCGACAATGTCGAGTGGAGCAAGCACCGCGAGGTGGCCCCGTTGAAACCTCGCGAACAAACCAAGTGGCTTACCCAGGCGGAGACAACCCCCATCGCCGAGCTGCGCCGCCAGATCCGCCTCAGCCAGGGGAAACAGGACGGCCTGCAGAGCGACGGCCCGGCCGTCAAATTCGCCACCAAAGATTGCGATGACCTGATTCACTGGCTGAAGACCCAGCCCGCCGAATTCTGGACGCCCGAACGCAAAGCCGCCTGGCGCGAGCGCCTCGCCCCGATCGTGAGCTTTTACGAAGCCCTGGAGTGAAGTCCATCTTTGTCATCCTTTTTCTGGTTTTGGCCGGACTTGTCGCGCTGGCAATTGCCGGCGCGGTCATGGTCATCTGGCTGATGCGTCAGGTGGACCACAACCCGCACGGCACGCCGCAAGACTTCCAGGAAGGCTTTGACGACTGAGCGCATTGACTTCCGCTCGCACACGTATGCACTACCGAAACGGCAGAGAAGCAAAAAACGGTGACCCGGTGATTCAACTGGAGATGGACGGCAGTCGCCCGGTCGCCGTCGGCACGCTGCAAAATGCGGTCGCCGGAAATGATTACTGCAACGGCCAGATTTTAATCACCGGCCACAACCAACCCAGCTTCGGCCCGGCAATCATTGTCAGCGCCTGCCTGTGTGACTGTCTCCATGCCGATGACCTCGCCGCTGTGCTTCAGGAAAAAAGCCTGCACAAGCGACCGCCCGGAAAGTGACCGATGATGGTGCGGCAAGAGCCGTTTCCTCATTCCTCATTCTCCCTTCATCATTTGCCTTCGGTTGACGCGCCGCGTTGACTGAATGGCCATCAACTATTTCATCGGCTGGAGCGTCGCGGAACTCGAAGCCGAGCTGCGCCTGGCGCAGGAGGACCTTTCCGCCGGCAAGGCCACCATCCAGGCCGGCGCGGGCGATGCCTCCACCCAAAGCCGCGTGGATAAATCCGCCGAGTCCCGCATCGAGATGCTCCTCAAGGCGCTCAACGCGCTCGATCCCGTTAAATATCCCGCCGCCAGCATCACCCGGATCACCCAGACCAAGGCCTCCTTTTGATCCTAGCTCCTAACTCCTAGCTTCAAACTCCTACCCCAATGGCCGAAAAACCCTATCGCATCATTGACCGCCGGCATTCGGCCCTGGGCAATACCAACAGCCTGATCGAAGCGGCCACGCAAACCACGGATCGCAAATCCGTGCCCATGCTGGATCAAGACGTCCACCGCACCATCACCCATCACGGCCGCCGGGTGCTGATGAGCCTGGGCCGCCACATGTTTTGGCGCTTCCCCGCGCTGCAGGGGATGATCCTCGAACAAGCCAACCTCGCCGTCGAAACCTTCATCCCGCAATTCATGGGCGCGGATAAAGCGTGGGGCGAACAAGCCGAGGAACTGCTGCGCGAATGGCATCGCGTCATGGACGTCGCCGGAGCGCCCTACGATTACGACAGCTTTCTCGCCGGCAAAATCATCAACCCGATCGTGGACGGGGAAGACTTCACCCTGCTCACCCAAAACGCCGACGGTTATCCGCTGACCCAGATTATTCCCTGCCACCGCATCGGCGGCCGCAACACCTGCACCGCCAAGGTGAAGTTCAGCGGCAAACAGATGTTCATTGATAATGTCCTGGTGGACGACAACCGGCCGTATGAAGTGGTCGGCGGCCCCATCGAATTCGAGGCCACCGTCATGGATGGCGTCGTCGTGGATCAATTCAGCCGGGCGCTCGCTTACCGCGTCTATTCCGATGCGCGCATGAACGGCGAGTATCAGGATATTTCGGCCCGCAATTTGTTCCCCGCGTTTACCCCCATCATCACCGGCCAGGTCCGCGGCTTCTCGCTGCTGGCCTCCAGCGTGTTTGACTGGCAGGATCTCAGCGAATGGTCGCGGTTCGAGATGCTCGCGCAAAAAGTTTTCGCCTCGCAAACCATCATGGAATGGAACGAAGCCGGCGAGATGGACACCGCCAAACAAATCGTCGGGGCTGGCGGCGAGGGCGAGCGCAATGAGGACGGCACCAAAGCCACGCCCACCTTGGAAGTTCTGGACGGCGGCACCATCAAGTATTTCAAGAGCGGCAGTGGCGGCAAACTCGAATCCTTCCACTACGATCGCCCCGGCGCCAGCTCGCAAAACTTTGTCGCCGGCAAACTGCGGGACGCGTTCAAAGGTACTGAGTGGGACGTCTTCTTCTCGCTCGATCCGCAGGCCGTCGGCGGCGCGCCCATGCGCGTCATCGTCGAGAAGATCAACGCCGTGTTGCGCAAGAAACGCAAGCTGGTCGGCAAAGCCTGCCGCCGCGTGGACGGCTATGCCCTCGCGCGCTTCATGAAGCTGGGCATCCTGCCCTTCAACGCCGAATGGTACAAGTGGGAATACCAAGGCCCGGGCGACGTCACCGCCGACAAGAAATACGACAGCGACGTGGACCTGCAGGAAATCTCCCAAGGCCTGCAGACGCGCAAAGGTGCGATCGCCCGCCGCGGCCAATACATCGAGGAGGTGGACGCGCAGCGCGAGCGCGAAGCGGATTCCGATCTCGAACGCGCCAGCCGGCTCGCCAAAAAGCACAACATCACCATCCAGGAAGCCCTGGCCGTCCTGCGCCCCGTCAATCAACACGCTCAGATGCCACCGGCCCAAACGCCGCCCAACACCACCGACCCGGTCAATCCCTCCTAAACGCCCGTGCGGCTCGCACCATGAAGCAATACCCCCACATCTTCGCGGAACTGTTCTACCGGCCGCTCGCCATCACCCGCGCCAAACACGCCGCCATCTGCAAAGTCCTCGAAGCCCGCATCGCCCGCGCCGATGACAACCCGGATCTCGACCTGGACGACGACTCCAAGGAAGAGCGGCCGGATATGGCGCCGATCGTCGGCGAGACCGCCATCATCCCGGTCCACGGCATTCTCGGAAAACACCTCGGCTGGATGGCCATGTCTTCCGGCGGTTGCGATGTGGACCGCGTCGCCGCGGACATTGATGCCGCCGTGGCGAACAACAACGTCCGCCAGATTGTCTTCGATTTCCGGACGCCTGGCGGGGCCGTCACCGGCATCCCCGAACTGGCGCGAAAGATTTATGGCATCGCCAAACCCACCAAGGCCTTCGTGGACGAAGAATGCTGCTCCGCCGGCATGTGGCTCGCCTCGCAATGCCGCCAGTTCTACGGCACGGAATCCGCCTGCTACGGCAGCATTGGCGTCTGGTGCGCGTACTGGGATTTGACCCGCGCCCTGGAGATGGCTGGCGAGCGGATGCAATCCATCCAGGCCGGCAAATACAAACTGATGGGTGCGTACTGGAAACCCCTGTCGCGCGAAGAGGAGGAAATCCTGCAGAGCGAGGTGGACAAAATCCATGAACAGTTCAAGGACGCCATCAACCTGCGGCGCGAGATCCCGGAAGAATATATGCAGGGCCAAACATTTGACGGCCCGGAAGCGCTGGAAGCCGGTTTGATTGACGGCCTCGTCGAAGACCTGCAGGAACTCGTGGACAACCTCTGATTCGTTGACTCCCCGCCAGCATCAACAAGTGCCTTGCGCAACAAACTGAATTTATGGCCTGGAAATTTTTGAACATCGGCAAAGCGAACGCTGAGATTGAACGTCTGGAAAAAGAACTCGCCGCCGAGCAGGGCAAGGTGGCCACGCTCACCAAGGAGCGCGATGACGCCAAGGCCGCTCTCGAAGCCAATGATTCCGAGATCGCGAAGAACGCCGAATCCGTCCAAAAAGAACTGACCACCGCCAAGGCTGATCTTACCGCCGCGCAAGGCCAGGTCACCGCCATCACCAAGGAACGCGATGACGCGAAAGCGCAGCTCGCCACCGTGACCAAGGAACGCGACGAGGCGAAGGCCAAGCTCGCCGATCCGAAAGGCCCGATCCAGACCGCCGCCGCCGTCAAGGCTGCCGAGATCACCGCGGGCCAGGGTCAGGCCACGCCGATCGCCGTTTCTCCCGTCGCCACTCCGGCGGCCAAGGTGGAAGCGCCCAAGCTCAAAGGCCTGGCCAAAGTGCAGGCGGCCATCAAGGCCCAGCTCACCGGCGAACCTGCGACCAAGTGACGCGCCCCAATAAATTTACCCCCTGAACTAATTTTATGGCTTACGAATATCTCACGCTCCTGGATGTGGTCGCCAAGATGAACAACTCCGACATGGCCGTCGGACTCATCGAGGAAAACCTCAACGCGGCTCCGGAACTGGAAGTTTTGCCGGCGCGCGGCGTCAAAGGCACCACGTTCAAAACGCTGGTCCGCACCGCGTATCCGTCCACCGGTTTCCGCAAGGCGAACGAAGGCGTTGAGCCGAAGAAATCCACGTACGTCAACAAGCAGTTCGAGACGTTCTACTATGACGGCCAGATGGAGATGGACGTCGCCGTCGCCAAGGCGGATGAACAAGGCACCGATCACGCGCTCGCGCTCGAGGCGGACGGTCACGGTCGCGCCTTCCTGCTCACCGGCGGCAAACAGGTCTGGTACGGCCAGAGCAATGATGCCAACGGTTTCCCT